CCATGGTCACGTCGCTCTTGACAAGTCAGCTCATATTAACGAGCCCTTCAACCTCGTGGAGGTCTTCTCCCAAGAACAGGAGAGGATCTGCTTCGAAGAATTCATGAGAACCGAGAATGCCTGGGAATACCAGGCAATCCCGGAACCTCTGAAATTCCGAGTGATCACGAAGGGTGTCAGTAGTCTGACCTGTCTCCGGCGTCTTCAATCTTTCCTCTTAAAGAAGTGGGCAGACATGGAATTTTCTTCCATGGTTCCTGACTTCGAGGATCGACTGAGGCATCGGATGGAGAGTGACGAGTTTCGCAACGACGGAGATAATTACATCTCTGGCGATTATAGCAGTGCGACGGATAATATGCATATGGATGCCACGCTAACTGCGATGTCGAGAATTCTAACGAATCTCGGCCTCGCGGAAACGCGAATTGGTATGGCTGCGCTCAAATCCTTCTCGGGTGGGACAATTGTCTATCCCGATGGAGAGAGGGTTCGGCAGACAAGAGGACAGCTCATGGGTCACCCCCTGAGCTTTCCTTTATTATGCATTATTAATCTATCGACATACATGAGGACGCTTGGTATTACTCGGCGCCTTGACGTTCTCCGCTCTCCACTTGTTATTAATGGCGACGATATCCTCTTTAGGGGGGAGATCGGTCATCATGACAGGTGGCGCTCTTGCAGTGCTAAAGTGGGTCTCGAAGTGAACGAAGTTAAAACTTACGTCCACAAGAAATTCTACTTAATTAATAGCATTCTTGCAAAAGCAGGAGCGGGGAAAGTCGTATACTATAATCGCGCGTTGGCTATTGGCCATGGCGTAAAGAATGAACCTGTCAGGATGGTAACCCAAGCAGATACACTCTGGAAGGCTCTTGAGCATCCTCGACCTCGCGCGCAGGCTCTTGGTCGTCAACATTTAATGGAGACGATCAGGGCCAAGCTACCGCAAGGGAGGGGCGCTTTTGAACCTAATTGGTTTGTCCACAAGAAACTCGGAGGTTTGGGCCTCGAGAATGACGGACGCGAATTTAGGATCACTTTCAATCAAAGGAAAGTGGCTACTTACGCGATGCGACATCTCGAAGAGACCCTCATACTTGAGAAACTCGGAGACAAACCGGTTAGTGTTGATGCAGCACTGCAGTACCTCAAGAAGGTTCGCCCATCATACGAATCGACTGAGTTCATTGGCCCATTTCAAAGAAATGAGGACTTTGAGCTTCAGCTGGACGTTTTGATGTGTCGAGCTCTGAGGCTACATGCGTGGATAAAGGGACCAGGAAAGACCGGCGAAGAACTTCGTAGGTTTTTCTTTAGGAAAGCTCTGAAGAGCCGCGAAAAGGCGGCTCGGGCGAGTACTATCCTGAGATTCCAATTATGGCGAACACGCATACCCAACTACGACGCGACTGGCAGGACTCCTCATGATCAAGGAGACCTCCCTATCGCAGTGGACCTTATGGCTTAATCAGCCTAGGTCAACGCAATGAGGCAAGGGATCCGTCCGCAACGACGCTAAACTACGATCCAATGACCTGCCACCCACAGTGGAATGGGGTCTTTAGATCAACCACCTAGAACGGTGAGGCTAAATGGTCAGCCTCTCGCATCTTGATCGATGCGATACTTCCGTAGTAAGGTGGGGGGGACTTCAGAGATTCTTAGGATTGCTCCTTCGAATCAATATTTCCTCCCTAGGAACCGCCAAGGCGGAACCGTCAGGATTCTATGCGAATGATTTTGCGCCTCCCTGCGAGTAGTCGCTCCCCAACCGTAAGATAAGCAATGTCTATAAGTCTAGTATAAACTAGGATATAGGTACACTTGATCGGTGGTTGGAGAGGGATTACTCTATGGGAAAACCCATTAACTGGTCTCAATACTGAAATCAGAATCACTCTCAACTCCTGAACCGGAATTCTCGACAGACTGCACGGGTGGGCGGTCGCCGAAACGGC